TTATTTAACTTGCCCGAAGTCCATTTTTATTTCGTGTACCATTAGCTCGTGCGCTTGCCCAATGTTCCGGTAGAACTTAAGCGACTGTGATGCAGGGTCGTATCTCATGCCGAAATACGCTGTATCAGTTTGCCCAAAAGCCCAGCTTGAGTTGGGTATCATCAATCCATACCTAAACGCCTCAGGGTTTTGAATCTGTATCCCCGTTAGCCCTCTAGCAGTGGCATGAGGCTGCATGTTAATTCCGATGGTGTCTGTGCCAACTTGCGTCTGTGGAAACTCAATATTCAGGCAAATTGATGTGCCGCCCGGTACTGTGTCGTAAACATCGCAATGTATACCTGCTGCCCAAAATGCACCATTTTTAACGGCTGTGCCATGTACCCCAACAATATCGTGTACACCCCATGAGCCGACGTTACCATTGCCTCTAGCTATGCCGTACATGCTGAAATTTGCGCCTGCTGACCCGCTGCTAAAATCCATCGAAGTATCAGACTTGATACCTGTATGCAATCCATTGGCAGCCGAGAAATTACCTGTAATCTTGTATTGATCTTGACTGACTGAGTTTTCTGCATTTACCTGAAAACTCAGCAGCATCAATCCAATTAACGGTAGCTTCATGGTGGCTTTCATTATGGATTACGTCACATAGTGTGGTAGATGTTATCGCTATAATCCCCACGCGCCTGCCTCTCCGCTATTGCCTTTCTTTCTTCAGCCATTTGCCGCTGAAATTCAGCGTCCGACATGCTGGGGGCAGATGGACCAAATTTTGATATTACATCTTTTAAATTAGGCAGTGCTCCTCCGCCGAACAACGATCTGTAATCTACTCCGCCATTTTGCTGCGGCCTTACCCATCCCGGCGCAGTGCCGGGGTCGTCATCTCTTTCTCCGGTAAGGAACTGCCGTGAACCCGGATATGCGCCGTATGACCCAGTTTCTGGATCAAGATATTTCATTTCCGTTGTCCCGGCTCGCCCCGGGATGTTACTGCCCCCAGTGAGTACTTTGGGCATTCCCGCGAATCTTCCGGTTTGCTGTAATTCATTTTGCTGTGACGGTCTTTCAAACTTCGTCCCGCCGCCTTGTTGTGGATACCCAAGCCTGTTTCCGATTACCCGTGCGAGTTGCGGTAAATATTTGTTTTGACCACCTAGATTATTTTGATTCAGGAAGCCCAATGGATTCCCTCCCATATTTTGGAAAGGATTCCCTCCCATATTTTGGAAAGGAAGCCCTCCCATATTTTGGAAAGGAAGCCCTCCACTTTGGATCGGTGGCGACGTTACGGAGCCTACACCTTGTCCGTTGCCTGTTGATGGTGCTGGATTGATACCATACCTGTCTCTCGCCTGATCTTCGAAGGTGTATGCACCGCCTGACCCAGTTCCTGCGCCTTGACCGCTACCTGTTGATGGTGGCGTTACGGCTGGCGCTGCCTTATACAGCTTGGATGTTGTTGGGAGTGCGGCTTGTGCTTGCTGCAAAGCCTGTGTTTGCGCCGCCTTAGAACCGCCAACGTAAACCGCCTGCCCGGATGGGTCATACGCTTGCGGATTTCCCGCTGCTGGATTAGCTCTCAATCCGATTCTTCGTGCAACTTCTTCCTGTGGCGTAAGCGTCCCGGCGGAAGGCACTGCCGCGCTGTGATACGCCATTTGTGTCGATGGCGACGATTCCATAGCAGGGGCGGATGCGCTAGGAGGCAATGCCCTAGTAGCCGCCCTGTTAGCCCAGTAATCCGATCCGGGAACTATCCCACCTTCGGCCATCTTTTTGACCTTGCCGCCACATTTCAGACCTTTGTGGCCTTTGGATGCTGGCAGTTTTTCGTGGGACTTTAATTCCTTGCCGATGGCCGCAATCTTTTTAGTTTCTGCCTTTTCTTCTTTGGCAGATTCTTTGACCGCCCCACCTTTGGCAAACTTCAATTCACCACCCGCCTTATTGTATGCATCTTCCATGAGCTTTAATTCACGCGCTTCATCTCGCGCTTTTCTCATTTCTTCCTGTACTTTAGGCGAAGGTGTACTATCATCGGCTGGCTTGGCTTTAACAGGTTCTACTTTCTTCACCTTAACGATGGGGACTATTCCGCCGTCTGCCATTTTCCCACCCTTCTTCATTCCAAGCGGTATCTCAACAGATACTTTCGGCTTGAGCTTCATCGCTGCCCTGCGGTCCTTAGCTGAAGGCTTGCCGGGAGCAACAGAACCACCGACTGGTTTGCCAACTGCATCGATGATGCTAATTGCCCCACCCACTGCCTTCTTGGTAGCCTTGAAGCCTTGATCTTCCTCTGCTCTGGCTTTGCCTACATAGCCACCATCCTTCATGCGAGGAACCGAGCAACCGCACCCCATTTTCTGCAACTTGCCGAATCCTTCCATGATTCTCTCCTTAAATGGTAGATTGTTGAACGATGGTCAATGATACTGACCCACCGCCCGAATTAACGAGTACCCTGATTGCCCGCATCAATGTGGTTGTTACCCCCGATGTTTGGCTAGCCGTGGCTGTTGTTAGCGCGGCTGTTGGGTGCGCTACGACTTGATGCGCTAACGTATTGTCGAACGGGTCTTCGTTTGTATACTGAACCGAATAATTGATAGTTCCTGTTACGGTAGCCGATATGTTTGTCACTTGATTCGGCACATAAATATCAAGCGGTATCCAGTCAGTAGAGCCGGATTGCAGCGTTCCAGCCGTTATCGCTGCCGCTGTTGCCGCTGACGTTGCTATCCTTGTTACTGTTTTAAATGACTTTGCAGTTGATACTGTAGCAATATTGCCACCCGCTAGAGTTTCACTAATTAAAGATCCGCCATTATTAGTCCCATAAACTGTGAATGTCATACCACTATCATTCCCGGCTGATGCTATCGAGACTTTTCCTGAAACAGACAGTGTAGCGACAACCTTCTCCACTTCTGGCGGAATCTGTGAAACAAATTGGCTTGTGGTCGCCGCCAATGATCCATTAAGCGTCACATTAGTTGCAGATGCTGGCGACTGGCTTAACGCAATAGAATTGGCACTAAGGGCTGCGTAGCCTCCCCATGTTTTGCTTATTGGACGCATTGATTAATCTCCTTATACTTGAGTTACACCTAAAGCCCCAAGTCTAGTAGCCGCTGGACCAGCCGCATTAGACGGCAATAATATCGCAACAACAAGGCGTTTCGCACCGTCCGAAACAGAACTCAATGCCAGTGTCCCGCGTACATCACCAGTCGTCGTAGTTGCAGGAGATGTCGCAACAGCAGCAGTGAATGTCCCTGTATTCTCAGCAAGAGTGCTATCCCATCCGCATCTAGCAACATACCCCAGATCACTAACAGCTAAAGGCATCCCGATAATATCAGTCGTTCCAACCGTCACCGTGACTACTGGGCTTGCTGCTATTGTCATCGTGGCAACTTGCCAGAATGCTTTTTTGCCGTTAACTGTTGTCGAGGCAGATGCGCTACTGGTTATTACCTCGCTCATTGGCTGACCGTAATAGTCATAACCAGTAATTGTGATTGCGCGAGCTGTTGGCGATCCGGCACCAGTCCTTACACATAGAGCGCGAGGGGTGTCTAGTTGTGTAACAGTGACCCCATCCGGTCTAACTACGGACGTAGTGCCTGTCCCTGCAACTCTAGTGATTGCTGCTGTATATACGGAAGCCGTAGCTAATGCGACCAAGTTAAGTGCAAGTGGCACTACATCATGGATATAAATTCTACCCAGCGGTCCAACTCCGGTTTCCATCGGTGAAGAATTACCTAAAGCTGAAGCAGGAACAACGCCCTGATATGTCTCCGCTGATCCTAAAAATAAATCATCTGTAAATTTCGGCACGATATGCTCCTTTTTATCTATTCAATAAATCCATAAAAGAAAACTCCAGTCTCAGAGTTTTCTTTTGTTTGGATATGCGTTACATTAAATGCCGGGAGTGCCCCATACTGCACGCCAGTCTGTCCAGCCAACATCGTAACGCTCTGTTGCCTTGAATCTCATGCTGTCAGTCTCGAAATCGCCTTCCATAGTCTTTTCAAGCTTGCGCCTCATCATGAGCTTAAGCCCTTCTGGTGCGTTAGTCTGAATCCACCATGCAGTGGAAGAAGACAGACGTGACATCACAACTGCGCCATCAGCCAGAGAGCCTGTTGATTTGATTGGGTTAAGGTCGTTGTTGGCATTGCCTGACCTTAATACTGACTTAAGGATAACTTCGGCTTGGAACATATTGCCAGGGGCTACGATAAGTTGCGTTGGCTTAAGAGCGATTTTCTTATTCGTATTGTCCTGCGCTCCCCTGATCTGAATCAACATCTGTTCTGCTGAAGTCTGAGACAGTACAGAGGCCGTAGTCAATAAGTTACTTTGAACTCCCTGTGCTACTGGGTGAGAAGCACTACACAAACAAACGCCATCACCACCTATATAATTGGAGTTAAAAGCTCGGTTTGGCACGTTAGCTGACAGCGTTTCTTTGGTATCAACCAGTGATTGCGCTAGATGTTTAGCGAACGTCTGACCAATACGAATATGGTCGCCGTCCTCAACAAGCACTTTGGTCAACGCAAATGCCATGCCGTAAACCTTGTAGACATACCGCTTCATAAACAGCACGCCGCCTTGTTGATAGGTTACTGCTGCACCATCAGGAAGCTCAGGTGCTGCCGGGAATCCGTACAACGCCGGCTCTTCGTGATAGTTACGAGGGATACCGTTTTCCTCTTTGAAAACTTTTGACCACTCATCTGCCCTTAAATCATAAATCCCATCGAAACATTCATTCAGTATTGGCTCAACTATTGAACGAAAGTCCGTACTACGCATTGGTGCGCTCATGTCTTATTCTCCTTAGATCGCGTTAGCGACTGGTCTGTATTGATGTTTAGTGATGCTCACATGAACATTCGTGTATGCATCTCCCCAAGCATTGTCAATGTTCGGAGCAAGATTCAATATTCTGAATGTGGCGTTATTCCCAGCCGCTGCCAATGTCGTGCTTAATGTAGTCTGAGACAATCCAGTGGTCGTCGAACCCGCTGTTGCATTAGTGAGGTCGGCTTCATCACCGACTGATGCTTGCGTCAGAGACCCATCTGCTTGCATCTCATAAACAATTTCAGCATCGCTATAGAAATATGCCCTGCAAGAACCCGCCAGATATGCGGTATTAGCTGGCCAATAATTCGACACTCTTGCGCGACCCGTTGTGTCCGTCCATTCCACCCCAGCGAACGATCCCAGCATTGCGTCCCCTGCTGCGCACGCTTGAATGACTCCGGTTGTAGCCATCTTGATCGCTTGACCTTTCAGGATAGCGCTGGAGTACGTTGATAGAATGCCGTCTGTTAACACTACTGGCCTAATTAATCCGCTAGGATGGTATATAGGCTTCAATCCAAATGGTGCTGCTGTTGAACTCATGTTAATTCTCCCATGTTTGTTATATTAGCCAGCGAATACAGGTGCTGACCTTCTTTCCGCAATATCTGCAAGACCGTCGCCCTCGACTGATCCTAAAACTCTACCGTTGTTATCTCTGCTTTGCATTTCTTCCACTTTGCGTTTGATGTTGGCCGCGTCATCGTTTGGTATATCGTGGTGCATCATGGTCATAACTTCTTGATACACATCCATCGGAATCTTGTACAACAACATCTCGTTGCATGAAATAAACCCAGCATATTCACCGTCTTTAACCCGTGATCCAGCATCTAATCCTAGTTCTTCTGCCATAACTGGCACATATCCTAGTTTCATACGCTTATCAATCGTGTCATATTGATTGATGGTGGATAGCCAACATAAATGCCAACCCGGTATGGTTTGCAACTGCGGCAATGCGCTTTGTGTCCAACCGTCACGCCACATCTTACGGCGTTGCTCGGCTGACACATTTACATCCTCCGGTGGTCTACGGCTTTCGTCTTCGGTTGCACGATCCTCGCGACTCGTTGGTGTAGTTGTTTTCTTGATTCTGTCGTCGTTCATGTTATCTCCCTGCCTTTCTGTCTGAGTCAATATACCTACGGATCATTTTGTTTCTCACTTGGACATTGTCATACATTCCAGCTTCTTTTAATGCCCTCACGCGATCCGCGCTTAATGTGAAGGTCGCTTTCGTGGAGCTACCACTATTGGCTTCCCTTCCCGATGACTCATTCATACTTCTAGGTCTTTCACGGACAACTCCTTCACTTGAATCATCATCGCCACTGTAATGTTCAGGCAATGTTTTTTTCAATCGGTTTGTGAACTCTTCCCAATACTTTTCAGTTCTTGGGTTGAATCCCTCTTTCAATAATACTTTGTCAACAGCGACTGCAATGGCCGAGTCTTGATCACCGACGTTCGGATCGTACCAAGAATTCTCACGCATCCATTTGCCAGCCATTTCAGCAACAACAGGATCCTGTGTTTGCTGTGGTTGTTTGCTTGCTTCAGTCGCCTGACGTTTAAGGTTAGCTAACTTATCAACGTTGACCCGCGCTGAGTGCAACATCCTTTGCGCCCCGATCATCGCGTCACCGTCACCGGAGCGCGTGGCTTTGTTGATCTCCATTTCAGCGTACTCAAGGCGCACCATCTCATCTTCTAGTGCTTTATCCACCCGCACTTGGTCTGCTGCGTTGGTGCGCTGTTCAACGGCGGATAACCGAGTTAATAGTTGGGCGTTTTCACGCTTCAATTGCTCATATTTGAAATCCTTTTCAGCCCGTTCCTGAACATGCATCTGTTTCCGGGCTTTGCGCTTCTCACGTCTGATGCGCCTGATTTCTTCGGTGTCGCTGGCCTGATCTACGCCACCATCATCGGGCACGTGGTTTGATTCACCCTCCTCTCCCTCGTGTTGATCATCTTCAGGCTGCTCAATTTTTGAACTATCGACCTCAACCGTGCCATCACTTTTTTCGACAATCGGCAGTTCGTCGTCTTCTCTATGTCCGGCGGCCATCAGTAAATCGCTTTCATGGCGAGGGGGTCGCCTGTCACAGCCGCAATAACTTCATGGTCGTTTAGCACAACGAACAATGCACGCTCATCTTTGTCACCGTATGGTACTTCCCATCTGTCACCGCCCCACTTGGGCACGCGGATGTAATCGCCTTCCGCGCACCATGCGCCTTCTGGCCACGGCTCCATCGTGTCGCGCTTCTTAAATGCCAGCGGTCCGATCGCGATGACTTTACCCACCATGTTGTTGAATTTTTCGGCATCAGTGGTTTCCTTCACCAACATGATGCCTGATTCTGTGGTCTTCGCTTCTGTCGCTTTCAATTGAACAAGTATCCTCGCGCCCAATGGCCGCGCACCCGGAGGGATGACCGGGAATGCCCTATTCAACCTTTCTTGGTAATCTAATACTATTTCTGCGGCAACCACGCCGGGTTGACCTTCATATTCGCTATCCTTAAAGATGAATCTTCTTCCGAATGCTTGGTCAGCATCGTTTATTTTCCTTGCAGTAGGCTGCATCCTACCCGCCGCCATATCAGCCGCTAAATCCCGCTTTTGTTCATCCATTAACTGTGCCATATCATTTTCCTTTCAACGCGCATATCTCAGCGCAAGCAATGCAATTACGCATCATTTTGTTCGTCCATCAACCCGTTTAAAATATCCATCACCTTGTGCATCCCTTGAACGTATCCGGCTTTTGCTTTGTACTCCGCGAAATCCTTCGCCGTTCCATTTGCCAAGTACGTTGAAACATCGCTTATCTCCGCCTGTACTGCGTCGATAAATTTGTTAACATCTATCACTTGGATGTCTTGTTCACTGGTGCTGGCTTCTTGTCACCACCTGACAGCGATTTACCATCCAATGGAACGCCCATTGCCATGCGCTTATGCTGCGAAACAAGTTCGCTCTTCTGTGCTGCATCACTGCTGCTCTTCTCGTTCATCATGCTTCTCCATTCATAGATTGTTGTATTCTGTCCTGCAATCCCACAACCGTCTTTTCCTGCTCACCCTTCAGCTTTGCGGCCTCAACAGACAACTCAATCGTTGATATCCGCTCCTTCGTCAGGTTCTGCTCTGTCGCCATCGCTGCGGTCAGCTCATTCTTCTCTGTTGCTTGTTGGTGTGACAGCTCCAGCTTCTTGCCATCCATCGTTATATCAGCCATATCCTTTTCCTTGCGCCTCTGTGTCTCAGCGAGTGATGCCTGCAGAATAGGGTCTTGCTGTGGTTGCGGTGCGTACTGCTGCGCTATCTGTGTGAGTTGCTGCAATGCAGCGGAGAACTGCTGGAAGCCTTGCTCGATGTCGTTGTTTACAGCATGTGCCGCGCCAGCAATGGCGTGGTCTATCTCCCGTAACCCTTTTTTCTTGTCGTACTTTGGCTTCAACTCGCCTGTTTCATGTGCTGCGTACTCCTCAACCCTTTGCGTGTACCACAACAGCATGTGCTGTTTGGCGTGCTCTATGGCCGCTGGCACAAACACTGGAGCCATTATCGGGTTAGAGCCTAATGCCGGGTTCATCGCGAAGGAGAACAGCGTCTCCAAGTGTGCCAAGTGGTCTTGCTCAGGATACGCAACAACTGCCCGCCCAATGGCCATCGCTGCGTTCTCGTCTGCCGCGTGCATTTCGATGTTCTTGTTGAACTGCGGCATGATCTCAGCTACGTTCGGCACGCGCATCTGTTTCATGATCCTGCCATGAACGGCTCTTGGGTCGTACAGGCCGGGGGCTTCCTTCATCAGCTGCAAGATCATTTGGTTCTGCGCTACCCGCTGACCTTCAGAGAATATGTGCGGGTCGCTGACCGGGATGATGTCGCTGCTGGACGCGAAGTCCGCTTCCGTTACGCCGAACTCCTCCACCATGTCCTGCTGCTTTTGATCAATCAAATAATACTTGTTGATTCGTTGCAGGATCTTGAGCACACGCCTTTGTGAGTCGTGGAGCTTCGCGTGTATCGAGGAGAACACCACGGAGCCTTGCTCAATCAGAGCTTGCGTCGTGCCCACTGGCGCGTTGCTTGTGATGTCGGCGATCTTTTCTTCAGCGGTTGTCACCACACCTTTAGCCGCGTTGGTGATCCATCCTAACAATTCGAACAGCACAGGCGAAGGTGGATTGAACGGCATTGGCATTGCGATCTTGCGGATGTCGTCAACACCTACCGCGCCTTCAATCTCAACGATCTGCGTCACCTCGACACTCTTCGATTGCCCGGATACTTTCGCGCCCTTGAGCTTGAGCATCGTTGCAGTGTTGTTGATGTGGGCAGTGTCCAACAGAGCACGCAAAGCACCTGTTGCGCTTGCGGCCAAGCCGCCGATCAACTGGGGCAGGCCGATGGCATACGCACCACGCCATGGAATGAACTTGAATTCAACCATCCAATCCAGCCGCTCTAACGTTTCGTCGCCGTCTTCCCAATTGCGATACAGGCCAACGATTGAATAGTCTTGGTCATCGATCATGAGCATGTACGGAGCTTCTTCGCCGCCTGTGATCTGGTCGTCCTCCAATGACAGGTTGCAACTCACGTGGTACATGCGCCTCAGGCGTTCTGTGTCGTCGGTGCCTTGATACTCCTTGCCCTCTATTTTCTGATTAGCCGACTCCGACAACGTGGCATCAGGTGCGAGTGAGGCCGCGCTATAACTGCCGTCCAAGTACAGCCCGCGCTTGATCCTGCTCCGATACTCGAAGTCAGATATGTCCTGCATTTCGGTGGTGCGCTGCGCACAATAGAAATTGGTCGCGGAGAATGGCAACAGGATCCTGTCGATGGGTACGAACTCCGCGCATGGACGGCGCTTCTTAGCGTCCCACCACATCTTTAGAAACTGGCTGCCGCCCAATGGTAGCTGGGTTAGCAACTGCTCGATCTCATCGCGGAACTCGACGATCTGCTCCGTCAACTGCCAGTTCATGAAGTCGCGTTTGCGTTCAGCGATCTCTATTTTGTCTTCTGTGTTTTCACCTTTGATGTTTATCCGCACGGGACCATCAGGCGGGAATATCTCTTTCATGCCGCGTGCTGCGAAATCAACACACGCTTCGGCCATAACAGGGTGCGTTACACGTGCCGCGCCGGCAAATGCAGCACCGCCGGGAGCGTCATCGCCCATGCCAGTACGCCTGAGTCCCTCTTCATACTGCTCATCACGCTGCTTCCGCGCCTCTTTATCTGATTCGATGTTGTAGATGTATTGCAGGGCGAGGCTGGACAGTTCACTCTTGCTCACAACCGCTGCCAAATTCTCGTAGAAGTCGCCGCCCGACTGCTGTTCACCGTCCAGCATGACCATGACGGAACCATCAGGCATTTCGACCAAGCCTTGATCCGTCATATCAACAGCGAAGTCTTCGGGCTGATATTCTTCAGGAGCGTACTGCTCAATGTCTGGGGTGGCTTGTTGTAAGGGGAAGTTATCCATGTTTAGTTATGCATCGTCATGCGCTGGACATCTAGTGAAGGCTCAACCCAGCCGCCATTGGCCATCTTTTTTGGTTCTGGCGGGTATAGATGCGGGTTTGCCAGCTTTTGTAGTTCGATGAACTCCTCCATGGTGAGTGCTCCCGGTATTTCTCGACCAGCAGCTTTTAACGCTTCGATCTCGGCAATGGTGAATACTTTGTGTGGATCAAATAAGCCGGCATTGGCAAGGTCAGCGTATTCATCGAACGCGCCCTTCTTCACATAGTCCTGCATCATCGGAGTCAGTTCGTTGCGATACTCGGGGTTTTTCTCCATCCACTCTTTGACGCGCTGGCTTTCCCAACTGTTGCCGAATGGCTTCATTTCTGCGAGCCGCCTTACACCCGGCGTGTCCGAATAGTTTACTGCCTGTTGATATGCATTCTGAACATGCGGCCTGCCTGTTGAATCAATTAGCACATGCAGCTCGCTGTCGCCGCCATATTTTAGTGCTGCCGCTTCACCCTGCGTACACCAGCCACCAGCGCATCCGACCTCCTGCACCTTTCGCAAACCTTCGGGCGTATCTACGCCGGGCAACTTCCTCCAGCTATGGCCGCTAGGGTATTCATGTATCACTGGCAGTTGCAGGTTGCCAGCGAAGCCAGCGTCTTCCGCCTTCCGCGACAACGCCTCAGCTTCTTGGTTGGCAGTGTGCGTCATCCTGACGGCATCATGGAAAGCCATTCGACTTAATGACTCAGGACGAAGCGTTCCATCAGCCAGCTTGTTTCGCAGGACGTCTACTACGTGATTAAAGCCAAGCGCTCCTGGCCATTCGTGAACACCGTAAACCGTTTCGTCCGGAGGCAATTTGGAGAGCCAAGGTTCTTCCCTCAGCGTCCCCGCCGATTGATCTGAGACTTTTGCGCTGGTTATTGCTTCATCCGAAGCGGATTCCCAACCTCTCGCGGCTTGCGAGATGCCACGCGGCTCAGGGAATCCTGCAATGCTTCTTTTTGCTGCCAATGCGTTTGCATCAGCAACGCGATTATTGTTAGCGAAATCCTTATGCACGATACCCTGCTCCGCCAACGCTCTGACTCTATCCCCCTCTGTTCCCATTTCGTTCTTGATGTATTTGGGGATGGCGGTGTTGATCCATTTACCGAGTGACGATAAAGGGACAGGAACAGCGCGGTCACCCATGAAATCCTCCACAGACTTGTTGAGCCAATTGCCGCCTTTATGCTTGACGATCCCGGCCATCCCGGCACCACCAAACTGCGCAGCAGCTTCACCCGGATCCATTCTCCCCCATCGTGCAGCTTCTTCCGCCAACGTGCTCAATGGGTGTGTGATGCGCTCACCAACACCTTCCATGTAAGTCTGCGGTTGGTTCTGAATGCTAGGACGGCCATCACCCTGCATGCCTGCCTCGTAGAGAGAACGAGGTGACGCCAGTGCCATCCGCATAGCGTCAAGGCTCATTTCACTGTTGGCAGTGGGCATGTGGATTTATTTGGTCTTGGACTTTGCGGGCTTTGCTACAGGAGCTTCGTCTGCTTTTGTATAGAATTGCGCCAGTGCCTCGGGTGATATATACCACTGATCGATGGTGTTGCTCGGATCTACGCCTATTTTGCCACCAGCACACGGCACGACGCCGGAACACACTTTGACATCACTCAAGCTCTCGCCGGGGACATAATCACGGAAGTAAGCGATTGTGGTTTTCTGATACTGTTCAAAGC